TGGAAGAACTGACTCAAGTCTTTCAAAAATTCCACCAGATCTTCCAAATATATTAGCAACTTCCATTACTACTTGGCTATCTGAGCGGGGTATTGCAAGAGTCCCATCCTCATCTAACTCTGGAACACTAGAAGGAAACTTGTTAAGAATGTTTTTGTATGGAGATCTCATGGTTGTGTACCAGTATTTTGGTTCATCACAATATGGTTTTAATAAATCAAGTTCTTCTTTAGTTAAAAAGTTTTTAATATACCAAAGACCTTCGTCTAAGATTACTTTTTCCATAAATCAGCAGTCATCTTTTGTGCTTGCAACAACAATTGTTGGATCCACATAAGAGTTTCCATATAAAGTGTGTCTTGAGTTTGGTCCAAGAACCTTGTTTACTCTGTGCTTGTACTTATCTCCACCAGGAATTACAGCAAGCATCCCAGCCTTGGGCTTCATCTTGATTGGAACATTACCAAATTCTAACTCTCCACCATCAAAATCATCGTTTAAATAAAGACTGAAAGAGCAAAGAATGTTTTGTTCTAGGCCTGGATCTTGATGCCAGTACATTGCAAAATCAATATCTTCTGTCTTTACTCCGTACTCACTTAAAACATCTGGGTTTAAATTTGCTTCAATATCCTCATCTGTTACATATTTAAATGTTTGTAGTGTTGCGTGTCTACGATAGCCTGCTGGCAGTACAGACTCTAGTCTTTCCCACACTCCTCCTGGCTTAGTAAATACTGGAAGATCTATGTTCTCTGATGTTTCATTAGGAAACTCAATATTTCCTTCTTCATCATACCTAGGAACAACATTTAAAAACTTGTTAAGTATGTTCTTGTATGGCGATCTCATTGTTGGATACCAACCTAAATCATCGTCAGTCTGAGTCTTAAACCAATCTAACTCTTCTTTTGTAAGAAAGTCTTCAATGATCCATATTTGCTTATCTTCATCTAAGTATATTTTTTCCATGCCTCTATGATACCATAACTTTACTTAGTACAGTCTTTCATATGTCTGGACATAGATTCGTTAGCCATGATCCCCCAGCGTAAATCCCATTCCTTTTTGCAAACGGGACATATAAGGATTCTACTCATCTTTATCCCAATATGCTTTACCAAACTCGTCAAGGTCATCCCATCCTGAGCCTTCTAAGTCTTTTTTCATTTGATCTATATCAAGTTGGTAATATGTACCCCACCATTTATAGGGTTTGTTAAGAATTATCCACATTTTTGCGTGGTACTTATGACGAAAGCCTAAGTCAGCATCTAACTCTTCTTCCAACATTAAAGCCTTGAACAAATGATTACCAGCAAAGCCACCACAGAAGTTACCTATGACTCTTAATGGCCATATTCTAGTCTTCTCTATCTTTGTCATTTTTGTCATCTTTAGGTACCCACACTTTCTTCCCGTTTTTATATTCTGGCCAATAGCCAAGGCTACGCCAATCCATTTGAGTTATCTTAGGTTCTTTTGGCATTAGTACACCAGATATGTCCATCGCTCATAGTTTGATGAGTGTTCCAAAACATAGGATCTTTATGTGATAGACCACATGAGGGGCATTCATTTTTTTTCTTCATATACTAAGTATACACCTATCATGCTTGAATGTCAAAATAGATGGTATAATTATCCTATGACTAATTCAATTGTAAATGCAGGAACAATAACAGGCTCAGGCAACATTATGGGCAATGCTGGAGCAACATTTTCTAGAACCTTAAGCATATCAAGCGTTAATCTTAATGATGTTGGCTATGACGCAGTATTTGCCAATAGCACAATGTTCTTTAATAATTCTTTCCCTCCATACTTAACAGATTACATGCCAGAAAGCACCCCTCTTGTTATAACAGTTAGCGGACTTCTCAATCCAGAAGATCAAGCAATGAATGGTCAGACTTTTAATGTTGCAAGAGCAAACAATGTAATTGTTGACGTAGACGGTACTTTTACTGCCTTTATTAGTGCTTTTAATCTTGCTGGAACCCATGCTTGGGAAAAGTATGACCATGTATGGAACTGGAACTCCTAAAGGATAAAGTTGTTTATCTATGATGATAACTTTTTAAGTTTAGATCAGATTCTTGAAGTAAGCCAAGCAGTAACAAAAAATAATAGAAATATTGTTTGGCATACCCTTGAAAACACAAGCGGTATACGCCAATATCTAAAGTTAAAAAATAACAATATAACGGTATCAGAGGATAAGCAACACTCTCATGCAGCATCTTTTAATAACAAAAAGATGTCAGATATCCATGAAATTGGCAGCAATATCCTAAACACTTTTGCTAAAAAACACGGTATAGAAATAAAAGAAACTTTAAGAATTAAAGCAAACATCTTAAATAAAACAGATAAACAAGATCATATACACCCACCCCATGTAGATATGACCACACCACATATGGTTTTACTATACTATGTAAATGACTCAGATGGGGATACAATAATCTTTCATCAAAAGCACTCATCTGATCAAGACCCAGTACTTACGGTTAACAGGTCAATTTCTCCAAAGGCTGGATCAGCAATAATGTTTGATGGTTTGACTTATCACTCATCATCTTCCCCTCAATATACAGAAGAAAGAATAGTAATCAATATTAATTTTATCTAAAATATGATACAATAGTTTTATGGCATTTCCACCAAATTATCAAGGCCTTTATAATAACGGAGTATCTTATCCACTTGGAGCAACCGTTCTCACAGATGGTAACCCATACGGAATAAATGGGGCATACTATATCAGAATTACTAATGGTGGTAACCCAGGATATGCTCCAGGGTATACAGACAACTGGGAAATATACACTATGCCTAAAGGTATAGACGGCGCAGGATCAGTAACTGGTTCTGGAAGTATTGCTTAATCTTTTACATCCATACTCTTATCCCAAATAATTAAACACTTAGTGCATTGAATACCTTCTTCACGCATATACCAAGTGTGAGCACAATCACCAGCCATTTAGACACTCATTTCTTGTATGATATAAACGGATCTTCATTAAAAGTTTGCGGGTATTGGCATTAATAAGTTCTCCACAAGCACCACAGTTAATATCCCACTCACCAGAGAAGAAATCATATCTAGCACCATACTTTTGTTTAGCATATTTGGCTATGCGAAAGGCAGTGAAGGGATCTGGTATTTCCATGTTTGTGATCATTTTGTAAATAGACCATGTTTCTTGCGATACTTAACAGACATCTTAAATGCTTTATCTTTAGTGTCCCATTCTTCTGAAGAATATACACCCAACTCTAAATCTATAAAGCGCCATTTACCAGTTTGTTTATTGATTTCTACTTTAGTTTTTGTCATATTATTTCCAAACAAATGTTAGGATTGTTTCAGCAAACTCTGGATGATTCTTAGCCAACTTGTTAAGTTCTGCGTTATATTTTCTTTTGTTTCCATAATTTCTAGACCGTTCTAAATTTTTAAGTATACTGGCTGCTTCTGGACCCAAATCAACTTTTCCTGGTTTAGCAAATGATCTTTGTGCTAAAGCACCTGCTCGTGATGATTTCATAGTTTAGCCACATACTGAGCAGCCATCTTAAGTCCCTTAACCAGTCCATCATGGTAGTCTTGGTTCTTAATTACCTTAGCAGTGTCCCAGACACGATAGGACTCTTTATTTAATAATTCAGATATCTCTTCATTAGTCATACTATAAGGATACCGTATTTCGGCAGGGATGTCAAATCTTAGGAAATAAGAGCAACAGAGTAATGGGTAAAACAAACATCTGCAACTATATAGTCATCACGATCTACAACTACGTCATAATGAGTAGAAGGCTTATCACAAAAAAAGCATTTAGATGTGTTCATATATTTATTATACCATATTGTGTTTAGACAAAAACTCTGGATATGTCAATTCTTGCCCATAATCGTCTATTATTAAGATGTTTTGATCAAACTCTTTCTTATAGGAGGATCCATGCTCAGCCCTCATTGTTTTATATACAATATCTGGATTATTCATTACCCCATCGGAAAAGCATTTATGGATAATCTCTTGATTAGGTTTGTTTCTTTTTCTTTTTTTGTGATTTGCATCTATAATATCTTCAATACATTTAGTAAGTATCTTTGAGTTTTTTACAGCAGCAAAGTTGGCATTGTTGGTGTGCTCTCGTTTTTCTGTTGGGGTAGAGACTAAGTCGATATGATCTGGTAAACCGTTTAAGACATAGTCCATTGGAACCGTGCAGAATGAATCCATATCTGCGTATACACCACCCTCATTCTTTACAATAAGGTATCTCCATATATCTGCTTGGTGTGGCTTTCTTACCTCTTTGTATGTTTCGTATAGTTCTGGGCTTTGCGTTCTTACGTAATACGCCCTCTCTTTTTCGTTATGATACACATACTCCCAACCTGGATTTAGGTTCCGCCAGGACATAGAGGTTTGCTTAAACCATTCTGGCAACTCTTTGTAATCATACTCGTGAGTTTGAAAAATTATTTTAGGGATCATATTTGTATTATATCCTGTATATGTTTTAAAGTTCGGCGCAAAATAGAGGCATGTATACCTAAATATGCCCTACACGGGCACCATTGGTTAATTTTCCTAAAATGCGGGGAGTAAAAATAACTCTTCGTAATGGTATACTGTTACTATGCAATCTATAAAGACTATAAAGAACTTTATCCCAATTGAGGATGCCTCTACTCTGATTGAGTATATAGATCAGAACTTGCATTCTTTTTCATCAGACAGGAATGGATTGTGGTTTAAGAAGTTTTTTGGTATAGATGACATATATAAACATGGCAAGGGTGAACCTATCATTGACGGTTTAGGTAATATTAAAGAGTTGTCAGTTAATATAGTAAAAGACGTAAAAAACACTATGTCAGAACATTTTAATGATCCTGAACCAATATTTTTAAACTCTTTCTGGTTTGCTAAGCATTTACCAGGAGATAACGTTCTGGCTCATGTTGATACAGAGGATGGATATAACCAACAGTTTGTATATAGTGCTATCCTATATTTAAATACTGTTGAGGATGGTGGGGTTCTTAATTTCCCAAACCTCAACCTATCCTTTAAGCCAGAAGCCTGTGATCTAATTATATTTCCATCAAATGGAGAAGAAATGTTACACGAGGTTATGGGTATTGGAGAAGACAGGTATACGCTGCCTATGTGGTTTACTAAGGACAAAGCCCTAGAACTTAAATTTGCGGGGAATTAAAAGACATCATCGTAATCTTATCTAATAGCACAGGTAAGACATACAAAAGGATCATCATTAGCCTTGAAGTATAAGACATTACACTCAGTACAGGCTACCTTATAGCCCATAAACTTAGCATAAGACGATTCGAACTTGTTCATTGGATTATTGTATCATCATTGTGTTGGTTTTAAAGCCATAAGCAGAATACCCATACGAGGTCCTTCACCCCAAACCTCATGAGTAATCTCATTTGATAGGAAAAGGATATCCCCAGGATTGAGGATAATGTTTCCTCCCCTACTTAGTTTCCAGAATGATTGGCCTAGTATTTGAAGATAGGCTGCATCGTGGACATCTTTATGAGGGCTGACTACTCCATTGTCTAAGGATATGACTGGACCATCAACATGCCAGATACCATCACAGTTACATTGTCCAGCCAGCCATTCATCGTAATAGGTACACTCATCGTAATACTCTGAACCAGAGTCTTTGTTTATCTTTTCAAAGAAAGGTTTAAGGTCTGGAAGATCATCAAATAGTCTACGATTTTTAATCTTAAACCATAGGGTGTTGGGTCTTTGTGATCCTTCTGCATTTTTGTATAGAAGGTTTAAGGCTTCTTCCCAGTTGGTGTTGACTTTGAAATAGTCCTT